AATCAAGAAAAAGACATCAGGATTTACTACCAAGATGGAAATGTTGAAGATGTAACCATAAGTACTGAAGAAGGTTATCACAATCAAATGGGTGACAAAGAAGCAACTATTTATTTTAACAATGGGTGTTTGTACAAAGACTACACTCAGTCAAAATATGATGCACACTTCACTGATTGCATTAGATGTGGTGTAAAAGACTATGATGTTTTAGAAGTAAGAAACCTTAAAGAAGAATAGCATGGAACAAGAAACATTAGAAGAAGCTGCTGAAAAAAGAATTCCAACAGGTACTCATATTTGGGAGTTAACTGAAACAAGAAGGTGCGATTTTCTAGCAGGTGCTAAATGGCAAGCTGAAAGAATGTATAGTGAGGAAGAAGTTATTGCAATAGTAGAAAAAAGCAGAGAAACAGGTTTAACTGCTGAATATTTACTTTTAACTGAACAATTTAAAAAGAAATAGTATGCAACAGACAGCAGTAGAATGGTTATTTGAGCAAGTATGGATAACTTCAGGAGAAGATTTACCTGAACTTCTTGAACAAGCCAAAGAAATGGAAAAGCAACAACAAGTTTATAGTAAAGAAGACATGGAAAAAGCTTTTCAAAATGGACTAAACAGGTCTTTTGATTCTGACTTTGATAGATGGTTTGAACAATTTAAAAAAAAATAGTTATGGAAAAGATACCAACAGCAGATGAGTTTTTAAACAAAGAGTATTATCACATAGTTTTAGACTCCAAAGACACTTGGGTAAATGTAGGCGATATACAAAGAGCAATGGTAGAGTTTGCTAAACTTCATGTAGAAGCTGCATTGAAAGAAGCAAGTGAAGATGTTGAACTTGAAACCTATGGTAATTTTGGTAATTCTGTAAACAAAGATTCAATCTTAAACAGTTATCCTTTAACTAATATTAAGTAGTATGGTTTACTTTTCATTTATCAGTTACAGAGTCAACAGCTTTCCTGAAGATATGATGTCAGTAGGAATGATTATGATTGATACTGAGACAAAAGAGTTTAAGATTAAAGTATCTGATCTTAAAATGAAGTATGCTAAGAAAATGCATCCTAGAACAGCGTTGTTTAAATTTTTTAAGAATACAATAGATGCAATGCTTGGAGCAAAATGGACCTATAAACAACTAGATTACAGTGCAAGACACCAAAATGGTTTGATAAAAATATCAATGCCAAGTAAAATAGCTTGTGAATTAGACTCTTTTGACCAAATGTTTTACAAGAGAATAGAAGAAAATTTTAAAATTTCATAATTATGGACACAGCACATGAAATAGCAGTAGAAGTTTGGAACAACTACATTGCAAGACCTAACAATGATCCTGAAAAGCATAGATTTAGCTTCAAAGATTTAGAAAAAGCTATTAACTTAAAACTAAAAGAAAATGTGGAAAAAGATTAAGCAAATGTTTTGTAAACATACATACATATCAAGTACAACTCTTGGTCATCAAATATGTATAGATTGTGGTAAACTTAAAAAGGTGACATGAATGAAGAGCAACCTGTGTATGATACTAAATATCGCAGATACAGCACTAATGCTTTGATAAACATGCTTTCAAAGCTTGACAAAAATTCTGAGTTATATCTGTTTATTATGCTCATTCTTGTAAAAAGAACTCCTAAAAGAGATGATTATTGTAAAGAAGCTATCATTCAATTGGAAAGAGAAAGATTGAAAGATCTGAAATTTCATAGATTACAATTAGGAACCAAAGATGAAGAGTATTGTACAGAAGAAGAAATGATCACAGGTTATGTGATACCAAGTTACTCAGAACTTAGTCTAGAGGAAAAGAAACTCTATGACTATGATGATGAAGTATTTTACCCTGAAAATTATTTCCATGAATAAAGAAGACAGAAAATCAGACTATGTCTGTGTAAAATGTGGGGTAAAGTACCTTACTAAAGAGCAAAAGAAAGAAAACAGAGTATGTACTTTTTTTCTTGATACATGTGGATTATGTGAAAAGCATCAAGCTGTTACACATATTAGAAACTATAACTATCTAAACATTAAAAATCATGGCAAAGAAAAGTAAAAAGATTGTAGAGAATTTAGTAGATGAATTGACTGCAATGGGAGTCTTAGAGGTTCCACAAGGAAGTAATGCTGCAACTGAAGCTATAAACAAAGCTATAGAAGAGGAAGAACAGCTTGTAGAAGAAAAAGCAATCCCTACAAAAACAGTAAGAATGAGAGTTGCTATTCCAAAAAAGACAATCACAGGTGTAATGATTCAAAATCAACCTTACAAGATTGTTGAGGAAACAGAAACACATTTAAAGATTATTGAAAATGATGGATACATTTTTCATTATGAAAAGAAATACTTTTCAATAGAAGAAATAGAATTTTCAATAGAAGAAGTAGAAGTTCCACTTGAAGAAGAAGAAAATGAAGAAACAATTATTTGAGATTGATGGCTACAGAATATGGGCTACATCATATGAAAAGGCGTATGCAAATTATTTAGTAATATCTAGATTGTAATGGCAGTATGTACAGTATCAGAATTAGATGTTCAGTTAGTAGCATCTAAGATTAAAATTAAATTGACTGATGAGCAAATACAAAGAGTAATTGCAATCTATAGTCATGAAGAGGAATGTGACCCACATGGTAGATGGGACAAAATTGTTGAATATTGTATTTTTAGAGTAGTATGATTAGTGCAAAAGTAGTAGCAGACTCAATTAATGAGTCAGGAAATAGGATAACATCATTGATTGTTGTTATACCTAGAATTGTATTGGCAGAGTTAAATACTCATAGAGCATTGTCTAAAAACAGTGCTAGTAGCAGAGCTATTCCAGCTAAGAAAATGGCAAAAATGGTAGAAGAAAACCCTTTTATTCCAATAGCTTTTCAAAAAGATCACAAAGGAATGCAAGGTACTGAGTATTTTACTGAAGCAGAAGTAAAAATGAATGGTATCATGGAAGAATGGCTTGGTGCTAGAGACTACGCTTTATATAGAGCAAAATCTTTACATGAAAAAGGTGTGACAAAACAGTTATGCAATAGAGTATTAGAACCTTTTATGTATCATACTGTGTTAATCACTGCAACTGAATGGGAAAACTTCATGGCATTGAGAAATCATCAAGATGCAGAAATTCATATTCAGGCAGCAGCTGTAAAAATACTTGAAGCTTTAAATGCTTCTACGCCTAGTTTACTTAAAATAGGTGAATGGCATATTCCATTTGGTGATACGCTTGATCAAACAAGAATACGCAAAATGCTTTCAGAAAGTGATATCATTCCTTATGCTGTACTTCAAAGTGCAATGGTAGAAGTTGCTACTGCAAGATGTGCAAGAGTATCTTATCTTAACTTTGAAGGTAAAGATGATTATGAGGCTGATGTAACATTACATGATCAGCTTTTGCAATCAGGGCATATGTCACCATTTGAGCATTGTGCACAAGCTGCATCAGGAGATACAATTTCTGGTAACTTTGTAGGCTGGACACAATACAGAAAAATGTATGTTGAAGAAAACAGAAAAGACAACAGAATTATTAAACATTAAAAATTTAAAGAAAGATGAGTAAATTATTAAACCCTCAAGTAGAATTTGACATATTCATGGAAGCAATTGGTTTGCAAGAATTGCCTAAAGATTCTGGACAATATGCTGAAATGAAAAGAACATTCTATTCAGGCATGATGTGTATGTTTGGTAAGTTAGCTTTTGAATTACCAGAATTGGAAGAAGAAGATGCTAATGTAGAAATGCAAGCTATGTTTACAGCTTTGAAAGAAGCTCATATGGCATAAACTAAAACTTAGAAATCATGACTGGTAAAAGAAAACAAGTATTGTTAGATGCAATCATGGATTGTTATAGAAAAATGTTTCTTGCATCTACACCATCTGCAGATTTTGATGAGTTAATGGAGAAAGCTCCTGTCAATGAGCGTGGTCAAAAAGATATACCATATATGGACTATGAAATTGAGTCAGAAGAGTATGATAAAATCATGGATCAGTTCTTAAGTGACAAAAAACTTAAGATGACAGCTCTTGAAAGAAAGGCTTTTAGTCAAGCAGTTAATCTAGGATGTGCTCCTAAAACAAAATCAAGATTCTGAGAAAGTTTATACTACAAGTATTGTATATTTGTAGTATAATTTTCAAAACAAAACATTTAATCATGGAATTAAAAATCAAAGAAATTGAAGGTAAGTTTCACGTGGTTGTGAAAGTTAAATCATTTTTGTTTTTTACAAAATGGATAACAGCAAAGCACTACAAAACTAATGCAGACTTGATATTTGACCACAAAAGGTCAGCTCAATGCTACATTAACTTTCAAAAGAACCCTAGACTTAAAAAGTAAACTATGGCTTGTAAAGTTATTGAGTATGATGAGTTTGATCTTATCATAGGTGAAAATGCTATCTCTATATTTGACCATTTTGGTGTATGGATTATGCATGGTTTATCAAAACAAGATGCTGTAAAAAGAATCAGCGAAGGTGGCACATATATAGATGGATTATGCAATGAACATCCTACAGATCTAAATGCAAAACCATTTATTTTTTTAAATTTAAACTCTTGCGATGTACCATGTTATAAGTTAATGGCACTTATCATGCATGAGACAATGCACATGTCAGATCATATTTACAATGGTTGTTGGGACTCTGATGAAGAAAACATGATTACATGGGCTGAGAACACAGCTATTGATATCTATGAAAAAGTATTTTTGTAATGGCAACATTAAAAGAGTCAACTTTAGAAGAAAACTATCAGAAACAAGTAATTGAATATGATTTAACTAAAAATCCTGTGTTTATAGGCTGTGCTTGTAGATTATGCAATGTAACAGTATCAACCAATCATAAATTTGAACTTGTTCAAAAATGTAAATGCAGCAATGAGGTTAGAATAATGGGTGGTTTTGAAAATCCTAGAATTTATGCAAGAAACATAAAGCACACTTTTGTTGGTATTATAACTGATGATCAAGATTTTGATCTTGTCAGACAATATGCAAGTAGAGGATTTTATACTGAAGATAATATGTTATACTTTGTCAGATTGAACAAAATATCTGATAAAAATTTAGAATTATCATTACTTCAAGGTGGTCCTGAGTGGCACTTAAAGTTGCTTGCTAAAGAAATTCAATATAGATTTGAAAATAAAATCAATATTGAATAATGGAAAAAATAGAAATTTTCAAAAAGCCTTTTCAGATTATTGAATATATGAGAGGCACTTATCACCCTGACCCCATTGAGTCAGAAGAATCATTTCCTTTTACTATTGAAGTGATAAAAATTCCTCATGCACATGATGACATCACTCTAGGTGAAATTACATGGGAAGAAGCTATACCTCCAGTAGAGCTTTTAGCAGAAGAAAAGATCAAAGACAACTTCTTTGACACAAAGTTAAGAACGCATTAAAATCTAAAATCATGAAAATTGAACAAACAGTAAAAGAGTACAAGTTATCAGAAGAAATTACATTATCTGATGGTACAACAAAAGAAGTATCAATCATTGTTACAGTAAACAAGAACAGTGTATCTATGAGTCCAAGTACATACAGAAAAGAGTTTATGTTTACAACTGTAAAAATGGATGCTGACAAGATGTTGTTATGGCAAACTATCACTAAGTTAATGTATGCTGCAACTAGTACAATTGAAACACTACTTAATGACAAAAAAGAAGATGAGCCAATCTCTACAGAAGCGTAAAAAGCCATGTAAAGGATGTCCATTTAGAAGAGATAACAATTTAAAGGGTGCTAATCCAGGTGGTTCGCACCCTTTTGTATATGTAGGACAATCTCTAGGGCCATTCTGGCTACCTTGCCATATGGACAAGGAATATAAAGACAAAAATTCTGATCCAAAAGCAGTTGATCAGTGTGCAGGAGCTGCAATTTACAGAGCAAACACAGGTAGTGCAGAATTAATGCCAGATATGATATTAAACTTACCTGAAGACAAAGAGTTGGTGTTTGCATCTCACGAAGAGTTCTTATCTCATTACATGAATATTCCAGAAGAACAAATCACTTTGTCAAAAGATAATTTAAGAATATTATTGCAGATGGAGATGAGTAAGCTAGATGAGATTAAAATCATTGAAAAAACAAAGTAACATGAGTCATCCTTTACATCACAGTATTTCCAGCGTAAGAAAGCATGGAGGTATTGAAGAAGATTATTTGCCAATTCACAATTGGTTTGATGAAACAAAAATGCACTACCCAGATATGCGTCACAGAGCGTTACGTCATCATACAGAAGGTATATTCTGGTGTGAGAGAGAGTTTGGTGTCTATATTATTAATTCTGATGGGAAAAAAGTTCCTACAAGAATTATTGGTGAACAGCACATTATTGAAGACATAGGATATATTCCTACAATCAAGGATTATCTTGATAACATGACAATGGCTGGTTGGATGTTTAAACCAGGAGAAGGAAGAAAAGTTCTCAAAGAAATCAATGAAAAGAAGTTAGATTATGTTGAACAACCTAAAATTAAATTGCCATGAGTGAAAAAACAAAAGAATTAACCATACAAGATATCATCAAATGGTGTGATGAACAAACTGAACAAGGTTTTGAATTAAAACTCTGCTGGGAAGGTGGAGGAGATTCAGGATGGTGTTGGTTTGAACTTGATGGTGAAAAAAGCTCTCAACCAGAAGCTGAGTGGTTAATTGAAAAAATGTATGCAACCTTGGACTATGGTTCATGGGCTGGTGAGTTTTCTACAAGTGGTGAAGCAGAGTACAATCCTGAAACAAAAGAGTTTGATGGTACAGATTACTTTAGCACAGAAGACACATTTGTACACACATGTTCAAAACCTTTTACTATCAAAATTCCTAAGACAATACATTTTGACACATTGCATATGGAATGTGAAGGTGAAGATTATTCTTTTAACATCAATGCATCAGTAACCAATGGATTCTTTTCAAAAGAATCAGAAGCCTATTTTGACAAAATAGAAACAGAAATAAATGCGTGGAGTGAAGATGTTTTAGCTGAGATTAATAGAGAAATAGGAGATGATCAAGAAATAACATCAGCATATCAAGATTATGATTTTGACAAAAGTGATTTTACAGAAGAAGGAGATTTCCTGGTACATGTATTTAGCAATTATCAGTACAGAGCTTACCAGAATGAACCAAATGGAGTTAATATTAACCTTTTAGATCTTTTAGAAGATGAAACAGTTGATTGAAAAATATAAGGATGTGAACTTTACTGTAGAAAACTATGCAGTAGATATTACATGGGCTGCAAAATTATGGAAAAAGACTTATAAAGATTTTCCAGAATTTCATGCAGCAATAATTGCACCTGCAAGAACAGCATCTTATGATGAGTTTGGTGAGGATATGCTTAAAGAATGGAATGATATTTCAGATATTACAATTTCTGAAGCATTTTCTGAAAAGAATGTGGAAATTAGAAGACTGTGCTTTAAAGCTATTGGTGTTATTGAGTTATTCAAAGCATTAGATCCAGAATTGATTCACAAAGACAGAATTTTTTATGATAATATAATCACAGATTCTATTGGAGTTCAAACAAAAATTGCAACAGTTGATGTGTATGAACTTTACAAAATTGATGGTAACAAACTATTTCCAGAAGAAACTTCAGAATGGCGTACAGATAGAGCTACAATTTATGCTGTAAGATGCTGGTGTACTACCACAAAAAGAGAATACTGGATTTATGTACCAAGAATTGTAGGTGAAAAGAACAATGCTTTAGAAGCAATTGCTTGGACCATACGATTAGAACATACTAATCCTCAGTATTTGCACAGACAAGGTGATGTTATAGTTACAAAATTATCTGACAAAAGTGAGCCATGTAGCCCACGTCATCTTAGTGCAGAAGAATATGTAAACTTATTAAAATCAGCAAGTTAATGGAAACTTTAGTAAACAAATTGCATTTGACACCTGAAGGTGAAAAACAAAAGCACATGATGATTGCAGGTAAAAACAACATAAAAGTTGTTGAAACATCAACTGACAAACAAACAGTAAAGTTTGAATTGCTTAGTGATGCTTTGATTTTTCATGATGAGCATGGAATTATCAAGTTGGAAGAAGGAATCTATGAGAAAACTAATCAAGTAGAGTTTGATCCTTTTAACAACACTGTTGCTTATGTTTTTGATTAACAAAAAAGGGAGCTTAAAACTCCCTTTCTTGCGTTATTCATCAAAACTCATTTAAAATCTGGCAAAGCCAAAAAAAAGAAAACTACATAAGTAATTACCACCATTACCTGTTACAAATATAACTAGTTATGCTGTAAAAGTGTTATTTTTAGTAAAAAATTAAAATACTCAACAATGATTCAAGAAGAAATTGACTTAAAAATTAAGAAATTGCATCCTAATGCAGTTATTCCTGCCTTTGCAAAACCAGGTGATGCAGGTTTAGATTTAACAGCTGTTGAATTTGACACTGATGATTATGGAAATGTTGTCTACAAATTTGGATTAGCATTTGAAATACCACAAGGGTACGTAGGATTATTGTTCCCTAGAAGCAGCAATGCATCAAAAGATTTGCTTTTAAGCAACTCAGTAGGAGTTATTGACTCTGGATACAGAGGAGAAGTAATGGTTAAGTTCAAATTTGCTAAACCTTTTAGTGATAACAGAGGATTAGAAGGAGACTTTCCTTTGATATATAAAGTAGGAGACAGAGTAGCACAATTGATATTAATGAAAATACCTAACATTACCATTGTTGAAACAACAGTGTTGTCAGAAACAGAGCGTGGTCAAGGAGGGTATGGTAGCACAGGGAAATAATGAATCACTTTAAAGCACATATTTCAATTTATCCAAAGAGCTTTGGCATAAGTTTATGTATAGAAAAAATGATGATGTCACATCCTTTTAGATATAGACTAGACTTTCAACTTTTTTGGATTCACATCTCATTGCTTATGTTTAAAAAGCATACTTCAAAATTTTAACACTATGAAGATTAACAAAGATAGTGGACAAATAGAAATTATAAGTCCATATGGAAGAGTGTATTTATACACGCACAATGATGCAAAAAGTTTATTGACAATAGTACACAACACACTTTCACTTAAAGTAAGATGGGATGACCCTGATTACCTTTCAAGAATGTTGTTTTGTGAAATGATACCAGAACAGTTTTGGTCTTCAAATACTGGTTATGGTATAGGCACACAGTTGTATGCTGACGTAGAGTTATTATTATCTTTAAATACTGTAGCTCAAAAAATAACATTAAGTTCTGGTTCACATGAATTTTCTAACTTTTCTATGGGTTTTGAAGAATTTATTGTTGACTTTTTAAAAGATGCAAAATTGTAAATTTTATTGTTTGCTTTTTATGTTCTTAGTACTTTTGAATACTTATTTATGAATCATGTTATATCAACTTAGAAATGGGAGAACTCTTGAGATTACTGTAGAGCAGTTTCTTTGGATGTCTGATGCAGAACTAGAGTCATTAGAGTCTACACATTATGGTGAAGTGGTCAATGATCCTTTTGCTATTAGTGTTCTTCATTATGGACCTGCTGTTCAAGAAGAACTTCCTGATGATTTTAACTTTGTTGATACTACAGAAGATTTAACCAATGTTAGCAAAGAAGATAAGTTGACTGATGATGATTATATAGACAAAGATAACATAGAACAATAAGAAGCTTTTAAAGCTTTTAGAATGCAAGTAAAATTAAAGAAATGTAGTGCATGTGAACTTGATAAAGTCATATGGAAAAACCATGAAGGTAATAAGTATTGTAAAGACTGCTGGTACTCCAAAGAACTAGTTAAAAATCCAAGTAATAAAAGACCCATAAAACCTAAGTCTGACAAAAGAGATGTTCTTGATGAATTATACAGCAGAATGCGTAAAGAATTCTTAGAAAACCCTGAAAACTCTACTTGTAGAGCAAAATTGCAAGGTTGCATGGGTGTTTTTAAGCAAAATCTTACAATTCATCATACAAAAGGTAGAGGACTTTACTATTTAGATGCTACAACTTGGATACCTTTGTGTCTATCTTGTCATCAATGGGTGGAAGAACATCCAAAAGAGGCAAGAGAAATGGGATTATCAGATAGTAAATTAACGTAAAAAAGAAAATGAAGAAATTTGTAGGGTATGCAATCTTAGGTGCTTCCAATGAGAAAGAAGCAAAAGAACAATTAGGTCTCCAAGTATGGATGACAGAAAAACCAAGTATGTTGAAAAGAATACTGTTAAAGTTATTGCTTAAGATTTACTGGGTGGATAGAATAAAAGAACTAGAACATGTAGGTATGAAAGAAAGACCTCAGCATAATACTAGTTTTAACAAGTATTCTCAACCTAAAAGATTTAGAAACAATGAGCATAAGGGAAGAAGTTCAGAAGAAAGCGATAGAAGCTAGTTTTGGAAAGCGTCAATCAGGTTTAGGAATATCCATGGGTGTAGGTAAGACTTTTATAGGTCTTACTTACCTGGATAAAATGTATAAAGAGAAAAAAATCTTTGGTCAATACTTAATTGTAGCACCAAAGCTTAGCATTTTTGAAACATGGAAACAAGAATGTATTAAACATGGATTTAAACATTTACTTCCATTTTTAAACTTTTCTACATATAGATCTCTTGACAAATTAGAATATAATTATGATGCTGTGGTGCTTGATGAGTGTCACAACTTAACATATTCACATGATTACTGGTTAACATGCTACACTGGATATAAACTAGGTCTTACAGGTACGCCTCCTAAGTATATTAATTCTGAAAAAGGCAAAATGGTCAATACACATTGTCCTATTGTTTATGAATATATTACTGATGATGCTGTAGAAGATGCAATACTCAATGATTATAGCATTGTTGTACATCTTTTAGACATGGGTGATGAGAAGGACATGCCTGTAAAAATGAAGACTGGTAAAGTTTTTTATTCAAGTGAAAAAGCAATGTATGATTACTGGTGCAAGAAGATTGATCAAACCTTCTCACAAAAGGATTTACAAATGCTTAGAATTTTGCGCATGAAATCTATCATGAGTTTCAAAACTAAAGAATCTTATGCAAAAGATTTGTCCAAGATGATGTCTGACAAGTGTATTGTGTTCTGCAATACTACTGACCAAGCAGATGCTGTATGTAAACATAGTTATCATTCTAAAAATCCTGACAGCAAGCAAAACTTGCAAGAATTTAAAGAAGGCAAGATTGATTTGCTATCATGTGTGCAGCAATTAAATGAAGGTGTAAATATTCCTAATTTAAAATCAGGTATAATCTTACATTCTTACAGTAATGAGCGTCAAAGTGCACAAAGAATAGGTAGGTTATTAAGACTTAACCCACATGAAAAATCTACAATTCATATTCTTGCTTATAAAGACTCAATTGACATGACTTGGGTGCAAAAAGCATTAGAATCTGTAGATCAAGACAAGATTACTTATACTAATTCTGTATTTGAAAATGCATAACACAACAATTAAAGTAATTATCACAGAGAAAGGTGAAGTATTAAGACCAGCTACACCAGAAGATTTATCAAAGTTGAAATTGTTTCATATGAGTCTTAAACCAGGAACTGAATTAGAAGCTTATTTACAGTTAGCATCTAATCCTGATAAGACAAATGGTCAATTAGCAAAAGCGCATGCTCTTATTAAAGAAATTGCTACATCAACAGGTCATACAAATACTGAAATCAAGGATATAATAAAAGAAAGAGCTGGCCTATATGATGAAGCCAGCTCTGATTTTAAAAGTTTTGCAGATTGCACCAAGCAAGAAATGTCAAATGTTATTGAGCATTGTATTGCTTTAGGAGCAGAATTAGGAATCCACCTGTATTAAGCAGGAGACACTTCAGGAGCAGTATTTTCATCATCCTCTTTAGATTGAATTTCTTTCATCTTTTCTTCAACAGTTTTTTGATACTCAGATAAAGGAACCTCATCTATAAAGTTGTGAGCTCTTGCTGTTTTTTCAAACTCATTACATAAGATTAAAAGTGTTTCATAATGAAATACCCATCCTTCTGTAATGTTTTGTTCTTTGATAGCAGTGTGTGCTTTTTCAAAGTCTTCTTTGGTTCTTCCTTCTAAGTGTGCATTCAACAATCCTTGGATTCTTTTGTAGTAACCTGTACTCATTGGGATGTTAACAATAGCATCTTCTTTGATTACACCAACAACATCTTCTGATTTTTTTTCTTCTGACATGATTAAAAATTTAAGTTTGAGTCAAAAATAATTAATTTATATGGAACCAACAACTCCTAGTGCACCTCAAATTGCACTTAAGCTTTATAATAAGCTAAAATCAACTGGTGAATGGACTGATCTTTTAAAAGGTTACATGCTTAGTGATGATTTTGACAATGTTATTCTTACCCTTCAACAGCTTGTAGCAGAAGGTGTGAGGTTTACGCCACCTCTTAAGTCTTTGTTTAGAGCTTTTGAAGAATGTCCTATATCAAAACTTAAAGTTATTGTGGTAGGACAAGATCCTTACCCTCAACTTGGCGTAGCAGATGGCATTGCTTTTAGCTGTGGTAATACCATGAAGAAAGAAGCATCTTTAAGATACATTCATGACGCAATTGCTAGAACAGTTTATGGCAACAGTGATTTAAGCAAAGACATGAGTCCTGACCTAGTAAGTTGGAGCAATCAGGGTGTCTTAATGCTTAACACATCTCTTACAACAGAAGTAGGAAAAATTGGCAAACACTTTCACATTTGGAATCCATTTGTGAATTATTTAATTGACATGTTGAATCACATTTCATCTGAAAATAACCCTTACATTTGGGTATTCCTTGGCAAAAAAGCACAAGAATTTGAAGACTTGTTGAATCCTTCACAAATTGTCATAAAAGCATCTCATCCTGCATCTGCTGCATATGCAAAACAGAGAGAATGGGACTGTAATGATCTGTTTAACAGAGTAAATACAGAATTGGAGAAATTTTCCAAGCCAAAAATTTTATGGTAATAGGTGAAGTTTTGTCTATATTTGCAACATCAAAACTTAATTTATGTTCAAAGCACCACCATCAGGATCAGAACACACTCCTGCCACATTTTCTGGTTCTGAACCATGGAAAAAATATGGAGATATCCTAAAAGAAAGTTTGACTTATGTAGAGCATAGAGCTCGCAAAAACATTAAGTCTTTAAAAACTTGCTGGAAAGGATTTAATACCATAGGGTTAAATGGTATAGAATGGCAATCACTTTATATTCTTGCAGCAAGACCTGGCGTAGGTAAAACCTTAATTGCAGGTTCCCTTACTAGATCTTTGCAAGAGCTGAATAAGGATCAAGATTTCATGGTCCTTCACTTTCAATTTGAAATGTTAGGAAGAAATATGGGTTTGCGTGAGCTATCAGCAGCAACCAATCTTAACATAAGGTATATCCAATCAGCGCAGGATGATGGAATGCCTCCCTTGTCTAAAGGTGATTATGAAAAACTCACCAGTTATGCAGAAAAACAAAAAACTCGCAATGAGTACGTCATTGACAAAGCAATGACAGTAGGTCAAATGGAGAAAGCAATTGTATCTTTTCATAACAAGTTTAAACTTCCTGTAGTAATTACCCTTGACCATACTCTATTAGTGAGAATGGCATCAACAGAAAACAACAAGCAGATAACTCTGCAAAATCTTGCCACAATGATGACAGAGATGAAGAACAGATTACCTGTTACTTTCATCGTACTTACGCAGTTGAACAGAGAAATAGACAATGCTGAACGTCAGAAGCCAGGGAAGTTAGAAAACTTTCCTACAGAAGCTGATGTCTTTGGTAGTGACTACCTGTTACAATGTGCAGATGTTATGATCGCGTATAATAGGCCAGCTAAATATAATATTACAAGGTATGGGCCAATGAAATACATCTTAACACCACTTGACAAATATTTACTTGCGATGCATGTTTTGAAAAACAGGTTTGGAGAAACTAGCATACAATGGTATAAGGCAGATTACGCAACAATGTCTGTTGTTGAAGCAAGCACTCCTGATACGGAGGCAAAATTTAAATAACTAAAATATTAACTATGGCAACTGAAACAGCAAAAAAGCACATCAAGGAGATCACTGCAGAATACTTACCCTTCTGGGAACCTTTGTTTGAAAACATGGGTGTTTCTAAACCTATGTTCTATGCAAAATTAGGATACAATGGTGCAGAATTTGGAACTCCAAAAGTAGAATGTGTAAGATTTTGGCCATCTGAGTTAGACTCTGGTCAAGATTGTTATGTAGAATTGTTTGACTGGAATCAAAATTATCATGGCAAAACAGGTCGTATTCTTTACAGATTAGCTTTTGATGCCAATTGGGAAAAGTCTGGCAAGTTTGCAAAAGTAGAATCATCAAGTTTGTCTACTCCAACTTACGCAATTAGAATTTCTGATTTAGAAGTGGTAAATAATACGCCAAGTAAAAATGCTACTGCTGACTTTTATACAGTTAAAGTGTCTACAGCATCTACTCCATCTGTCCCTGAGATGATTTTTGATGATCCATATGTTACAGAAACAGATGCGCATATGAATAACATGACTCTAAAAGATCACTATTGCATTACACATAATGTACCAATGTCTGATAAACCTTGGTTAAATCAATTAATTTTAAATTCTAGAAAATGGCTGGAGAATCAAAAGTAGAAATTGAATTTGTACTTCCTACTGAAAAAGTAAAGGCAACTGTAAAAAGTCCTAAAAACATGGTAATCTTTAGCAAACCTAAAGTTGGTAAAACAACTTTGCTATCTCAGTTAGATAATTGTCTTATCATTGACTGTGAAGAAGGTTCTGACTATGTAGAAGCTTTAAAAGTAAAAGTAAAAACTGTTGCAGATATTGTAAAGGTTGGTAGAGCTATTGAAGCTGCTGGTAAACCTTACAAATATGTGGCAGTTGACACAATCACAGCATTGGAATCAATGTGTGTGCCTTACGCTGAGGAATTATATTCTAAAACCTTGATGGGTAAAGAATGGTATACAAAACATAAAGCTCAATATGGCAACATTTTGAATATGCCTAATGGTTCAGGATACCCTTGGTTACGCCAAGCCTTTGAAAAAATTCTTAACTATGTGAAAACTTTAGCTCCTCATGTTATCTTTGTAGGACATATTAAAGACACATTGTTAGAAAAGAATGGTGCAGAGTTTAACTCGCTTGACTTAGATTTGACAGGTAAACTAAAACGTATTACTACGTCAAACTCAGATGCAATAGGATACATTTACAGAAAAGGTAAAACTAATGTATTAAGCTTTGCAACAACTGACGAAATAGCTTGTGGTGCAAGACCTGAGCACTTGAGAAATCAAGAATTTGTAATTTCTGAGCCAGCAGAAGATGGAAGTGTTAAGACACACTGGGACAAAATTTATATAGATTAATTGATAACTTTTTAAAACTTAAAATTATGAGCATGTTTAAATCAGCAGACTTCAAACCTTCAACAGGAGCAGGAATACCTAAACTATTAAATCCAGGTACACATTATTGTAGAATTCTTGACATTACATTAGATGAGCCACCATACAAAAAAGGTTCTTACTTTGTTAATGTTAAGTTGGAAGGTGAAGATAGAGGAGATGAGTTTCAAGGTATTGACATTGATAAGAGCAATCCAAGTCTTGGTAAATATAGAGGTCAGATAGCTTATGTAAAGTCTGGTCAATATCCTATCAGTGATTATGAGTATCAAGGAAAAGTTAATCCTAGAGATCCACAAATCTTCAGATGGGTTAACAACCTTGCAAAACAAATGGGAGTTCTTGATGCTATGAACGCTAAAGGGGTTGAAGCAGATACTATTGAGGATTATGTAATGGAAGTACGTAAGTATCTTATCAATCCTGAACTATGGGGTTACTTTACAATTGCAGGTAAAGAATATTTCAATGAAGGATACAGTAATCCTAATTACAGACTATTCTTTCCTAAGAATGACAAGTTAGATTTTCCTTATTCTGCTCTTGAGAATGAAGATAAATCTCCTGCAAACTTAATTATGTTTGATTCAGAAGTTCATATTATCAAAGAAAAAGTTGAACAAGCAGCAAGAGAAGAAGCTAACACAACTGTTGATAGCTTTGAGCCTAGTACACAAACTGAAGCTAGCATTACAGATGAATTTGCTCCAAGCATAGGCAGTGAGTTGGATTTACCATTTGAATAATTTTTTTATTGTTAGAAAGAGGGTGAGATGTATGTCTTACCCTTTTTTTTTCCTTTATAAGTTTGTGCCATGTTTAATAGTAAATCTCATTTAAAAATTGATGACATTCCATCAGGATGGATCTTTAATTATTATTTGAATATACCAGTAAGATTGACAGGTCAGTCAATGAGCATTAAGAGTTTATTTAACCCTAAAGATACCAACCCTTCAATGGTATTGTATGTTCACAAGACTAAAAAGAAATATGTTTTCAAGTGTCATTCAAGTGGAAGATATGGTGATGGTATAAATATGGTTTGTGCAATTTTAAATCTTGACTTCATAGCTGCATGCAAAAGAATCATCAATGATTACACAAGATTTGTGAATGATGGTGAAGATAATTTCATGGGAGGTGAAGAGCTAGAGTTTACCAACTGGAAAGTAACAAGCCATACTGTCAGAAACTGGATGAAGAAAGACGCAGATTTCTGGTTAAAATATAATATAGGTAGCAGCATGCTTACAAAGTATAATGTGAAACCTTTAGAATATTTTACAATGACTGAAATCAATGCTAATACTGGTGAAGCTCTTAGAACAGTTGCTTCTGATGAAGTATCATATGGCTATTTCACAAAAGAAGGCGTGCTCTACAAGATTTACAAACCTTACAATAGAAAGCGTAAGTTTTTGAAGATTCTAGATTATATCCAAGGATCTGAACAACTTGACAAGCACACAACCCTTGTGATAACATCTTCTCTAAAAGATATAATGGCAATAAAAAGTTTAGGTCTAAGAGTAGATTGTATAGCTCCAGACAGTGAGTCTACAAAGTTTACTAAAGACCAGCTAAAACAATACGCAAAACAATATAAGCGCATAGTAATATGTTTGGATAGTGATGAAGCAGGTGTCAAGGCAATGAAGTTTTACAAAGAAACTTACAAGTTGCCCTTTATGTACTTACCAAGGGAAAAAGATATCAGTGATATAATTAGATACCATGGTAAACAAATAGCACTAGAAGACTTTTATCCTAAACTGCATGCTTGCATGGATGCTTATTCTCCAAATTTTGACTAATGAGTAACTGGACTTACAAAGGAAAAAGTGGTTTAGTAAGTGAAATACTAAACATTGACGAATTACCTAATAGCAAAGAAGCTGTAGGATTTGTATACAGAATAACCAACAAGGTTACTGGTACATTTTACATAGGTAAAAAGAGTTTATACTCTGAAAGAAAAACAAAGATTTCCACCAGAGAGAAAGTGGCTACTGCAACCAGGAAGAAATTCAAGCAGGTAGTCAAAGAATCTGATTGGAAAACGTACTGGGGCTCATGTGTTGAGCTTAAAGAAGGTGTACAAATATTTGGTGTAGATAATTTCACTAGAGAAATTCTTGAAGTGTGTTGTACCAAAAAATACCTTGGCTTTTGTGAGGTAATCCATCAGATTAAAAATGATGTGCTTACTGCTAATAGCTACAATGGTAATATAATGGGGAAATACTTTCCTGGTGATATGGAAAATTGTAATTGTGATTGATATGAAAAAATATTTGGTGGAAATTCCTATCTCAGAAAGAATCCAGAAAGAACAAGAGTTCTATGGAAAAGATTTCTTAATGTCTTACTCAGGTTTGAGCAAGTTAGCATATAGCCCTGTTAACTTTTATATGCACTATGTGCTTAACCAAAGAGAAGACAGCTATGACAAAACAACAATGGAAGGTTCGCTTATACATTGTTTGTTATTAAATCCTGAAAAGTTTGAAGATGATTTTGTAATCAGTGCTGCTGATCTGCCTTCTGACAACGCACGTGCTGTGATTAATATTATTTTCAATCACTATAAAGAACTGCATGCACATGGTGATCCAAGAGAAAACTTGGCTGATTTTAATGGTGCTATTCTTGATGTTTTAAAAGATGTGAATTTATATCAATCTTTAAAAACAGATTCACAACGCGTGGAGAAAATGGTAATAGCTAAAAACATTGCTTACTTTGAATACTTGAAAAAAGCAGAAGGGCGTATAATAATTGATGATGACACATACAACTTTTGTAGTTCAGTGGTATCTAAAATTAAAAGTACTCCATATGTAATGGACATCATGGGATTCTTTGCAGACTCTTTTAGCTTAACAGAAAAGTTTAATGAGTTGCAACTTGTAAAGTTTGGTCACAGTCCTAACTTTGGTCTGAGAGGTATCATTGATAACTTGGTTATTGATGCTGATAAAAAGGAGATAAGAATCAATGACTTAAAGAAGACTGCAAAAACTGTTACAAGTTTTACAGACAGTATTGAGTACTATAGATATTATCTCCAAGCTGCCATGTATAAAAAGCTTGTAGAGCATGTGTACTTGTCTCAGCCAAAATATGCAGATTATAATATAGTATTCAGATTTGTTGTTGTAGATTCACTTATGCAAATTGCTCCTATCAAAGTTACTGATGAGACTATGAAAGAGTGGGAAGAGAGATTAGAAATTGAAATCAAGAAAGCAGATTATCATTTTGATAACAAAAACTTTGATCTTCCATATGAGTTTCTAATTAACAACAATGAAATAGAACTATGATAAAAACTCTGTACAAAGACTATTTTCAAAAGTCTTATACCTTTTTGTATCCTTTATTAGGATTCAAGAAGAACTCTACTCCATTCAAGCCAGTTCAAACTTATGTGAGCTGGCAAGATGAGGAAGTAGCAGTTACTGACAACAAGTTGATCTGTGTTTACGAACCAGATGATAGTCAAGCATGGCATGATTTTGAAACAAAAGTTTTACTATGTCATCCTATGTTAGACTTTGTTAATAAAACAGAAGATGGCAAAATGGCATATGTATTTGATCTGCATATGTTTAGCAAAGACTGCACAAACTTTATCAATGGTAAATATTCAAAGTTTAGTGAAAAAGCCAAGAAAGCAATTTCTGACTATTATGGTATACATACTCCTGAATGGGTATATGTAGAATCATTTTTGTTTCCTAAGAAATATTTTAAAGCATATGCAGAAATATTATTGATACCTGTTGATACCTTGCAAAAAGTTGGTGAACTTTGCAATAAATATGATCCAGAAAAAGAAACCTTTAAATTCAATACCAATGACTAACATGATGATTTACGCAGCAACGTGGAATGACACTGAAACATTTCGCATGATTCCAACTTCAGAAGAATGCCCTTTCATAGAGGCAATTTATGATCCAACTCAGAAAGTTCTTGCTGTTATTAGCAAAGAAGTAAAAGAAAAACCTATGATGATGCCTAGGTTATCTGACAAAGGTCTTCCTGTGACAGTTAAAAAAGCTGATGGAACACTAGGTTTACAAGAGCAAAGAATAATACTTGATGCTTATTATGAGTATTACATTTCTGAGAAAGCTGATATTAGAGAGTTTGTAGAGAAATTTGCTGTAAACCCAAGTCACAAATCTTTTCAAGCATTCATAAAAGAAAAATAACATGAGACATCGCGAATTCTGGGTGATGGATTATGAAACCATTGTCAATTCTTTTATTGCAGTTTTTGAGGCACATGGTAGTTCTAAGCGTAAGGTTTTTGTAATCAGTGAATATCAAAATGATACAGAGAGATTTATTGAATTTCTTAATGAATCAAGAGAATGTAAAGACTGGCATTTAGGTTATAACAATATAAACTTTGATGCTCAAATTACTGAACATATCTTGGCTAATCAAGAAGAATATCTATCTCGCAATGCATTTGAAACTGGTGAAGGAATTGCAGCTATGATCTATTCTTATGCTCAGTACGTCATTAATAAAGCTGACTCTGGTGAATTTTTAGATTATCCAGAGTTTAAGATGACCATACGCTGTGTAGATATATACAGACTCAATCACTGGGACAGCAACGCTAAGCGTACATCTTTGAAGTATGCTCAGTTTAGTATGGATTGGCAAAATGTAGAGGAGATGCCTCATCATCATTATGAAAAAGTGCCTAATAAAGAGACACAAGATTTGGTGATAGAATACTGCATCAATGATGTTGCTTCTACAAAAGCTATATTCAATCTTAAAAGCAAGAAAGGTGACAAACTGATGAGCAATCAGATTAATCTGAGAGCAAAGTTAAGTTCTACCTATAATGTTAACTTGTATTCTGCAAGTGAACCAAAAATATCCAAAGAGATATTTCTCCATTTTCTATCAGAAAAACTACATCTTGACAAGAAAACAATACGCAACATGAGGACATATCGCAAGAATGTTGTCATACGCGATATATTGTTACCCTATGTAAAGTTTGACTTACCTGAGTTTCAAGGTATGTATACATGGTTTAAAAACCTGATTGTAGATACAACCATACTTGACGCCAGTGAAGAACAACAGAAAAAGAAAGGTCCAAAATACAGAATGATGTACAAAGGTGTACCTACTGACTATGCGTTAGGAGGTATTCATGGTTGTATTAAATCTGGTATATATAAACCTGAGTCTCATCAGAAGATTCTTAGTGTAGATGTAACTAGTTACTATCCTAATTTAGCTATTAGAAATAGATGGTCTCCAGCTCAGATTCCAAAGAAAGAGTTTTGTGAATTGTATGAATGGTACTTTGAAGAAAGAAAGACTTATCCTAAGTCAGACCCTTTGAACTACCTATTTAAAATTGTGTTGAACGCTACTTATGGTTTAAGTAAGAGTAAGTATTCATTTTTGTATGATCCAGAACTGACCTTTAGAATTACTGTGAATGGCCAGTTGCTTTTAGCAATGCTATATGAGATGATAGCTGTTAAAATACCATCAGCACAACCTTTGATGCAGAATACAGATGGTTTAGAATTTATTGTTGACAAGAAGGATGAAAAACTATTCTTTGAAATATGCAAAGAATGGGAAGACATGACGCAACTTCAGCTGGAGTCAGTTGAATATTCCAAAATGATTATTGGTGATGTAAACAATTATATTGCAGTTTATGCAGATGGTAAGACCAAATGTAAAGGTAGATTTGAGTTTGATGATTTACCTCTTCACAAAAACAAGTCTATGCTTATTGTTCCAAAAGCTTGGTATGAATACTTTGTAAATGGAGTAGATCCAAAAGAGTATATCAAGACCAACAGAAACATCTTTGATTATTGCATTGGCTCTAAAATCAAAGGTGATTGGTTCTTTCAAGAAAGAGGAGTTGTGATGGGTAAATATTATACTAAAAACCTACAAAAACTTGTAAGATACTTTGTTACTAACAATGGCATAAAGATTATCAAGTGTAATCCAGATGGAAGAGAAATACAATTAGAAAGTGGTCCACATTTGCAGACATTATTCAACAAGGCGTATGATGCACCTTTTGAAGAATATAATATCAATGAGAAATATTATCTAGACAAAATCTATGATGAGATTCTTAAGATTGAAACAACTGCAGTGGTGGTTCCTAACAACAAGTCATTACAATTAACATTAGATTTATGAAACGCACCCTGACAGGTTCTGATGCATTTATTAAAATGCTCAGCATCCCATTACCTGAAAAAACAAAAACCTACACACCAATAGCACATATGCATATAGTAAATCGTGTGAGAAGTGAGATAAGAAATGCAGGATTTTCTATTGAGGCAGAATCATTCAAGTGTTCCCAAGATGGCATGGTTGCCCTTGGGTCTATGATGATAAACTACAAAGATGATCCTAAATTAGTATTAGCAGCAAACTTTGTAAATTCTTACAACAAACAGTTTGCTTTTAGATTTAGCTTAGGAGGTGTTGATAAAACAACAGGTTCCTACATGATCTTAGATGACAACACATATGGCTCTTACAAAAGAGTTCATAAAGGCGCAGCTGACTTACTAGCTGAAGGTAAAATTCAAGAAACTATCAATGGTGCTGGTGCATATTGGAAAGAACTTTTAGATTCAGCAGATTTATTATCAGCATATTCTGTAGGTTTGAAAAGTGCATATTCATATGCTGCAGAGTTGTTCTTTAAAGATGATGCAATATTAAACACAATGCAACTAAACACTATAAAAACTTTGTTCAAAGCTCATGCTGATAAAACGGTATTCATAAATCTTTATGATTTTCATAACATTATAGGTCAAGCATTACAAGATTCACATCCTTCTGAATGGCTGGATCATCAAACAAAATTGCATTCTTATCTGATGGAAAAAGCTAGACCATGTGAACTTGAAGATGCAGTTGAATCAATAGTTGAAGAAGAAACAGCTGAATTATCTGAAGCAAAAGATGATACTTATAGATTACCAACCCAAGAAGAATGGGAAGAAGCAACTAGTACTAACATAATTGATGAACTGCCATGATTGATGTAATTAAATCTTCATACTGCGTGATAATGAAGAAAAACACAACTGTTAATAAACTTGAGTTACTTAGAAGGTATCTCAAGTTTAAATACAGAATTAATATGAACAAAGAAGCTATAGAAGCAAGAGACAAAGAATGGAAAAAAGACTACAACAAATGCCAAGAATAATTGGCATATCAGGCAAGATAGGTTCTGGTAAAGATACTACTGCAGAACTAATCCAACTTGTGACAACATATGGTTTAAATCATATTAGTGAGATTAAAAACATAGCTCCTAGATTGCTGGACAATCCAGATCTAAAAGCGTTTACATTGCAAAACTGTAACTGGCAAATTGTTAAATATGCCTATAAGCTGAAACAGATTGCAAGTTTGCTTAGTGGTATTCCAATTGAAAATTTTGAGTCACAAGAATTTAAGAAAACATTAATGTCACCTGAATGGAGTAATCCAGAAAGAGGTGATATTACTGTAAGAGAGTTCTTGCAAACATTAGGAACAAATGCATTAAGAGATCAACTACATGAAGATGTATGGATCAATGCTTTGTTTTCTGATTTTGATGATTCAAGCAACTGGTTAATTACAGATGTTAGATTTCCTAATGAAGCTGAAGCAATTAAGAACAAAGGTGGTATACTAGTAAGAGTAGACAGAGGTTTATCTACTGGTGATCATCCTTCTGAAACTGCTTTGGATGATTATGAGTTTGATTATGTTATTCCTAACAAAGGCAACCTTGAAAAGCTTTTAGAGGAAGTGATAGAGTTTGTGCTTAAATATGAGCTGTAAAAGAAAATCCCCCATCACTGGGGGACTTTCCAACAGAAGAAGAAAAAACCAACTAAACATTGAGCATAGTTGTCTCTTTATTGTCAATCTTCAAATTGACAAAATGCGTTTAAAATTCTTCAGGTTCACCAAGTACAACTTCTAAAGACTCATCAAATGGAATAAAAAAGAAAATATTATTCTCATCTTCTGAATCTGTAAAAAATTGTGTCCATGTTATTGTAACTGGATCATCTACTCTTGGATAACCATAATGCGTATTTACTAATGCAACAGCATCAATAGCATCTTGTTCTACTGTGTATTTATATCCTATCATATTTTCCAATATTTAATCAGACTATTTGCAATGTTGTATACATCATTGGTGTAAGTGTTGTTGTTAGCAATTGCTATTGAAGAAATGCTACCTTTTAACGATCTGGTTAAACTTACAGCACTTGTTCTATAAGATATTCCAACATAGAATCCACCAGTGTTAAAAACTGATGCACTATAGTTGTGAGAAGCAGAGTTTTCTTTGTTATT